CTGCTGGATACCTAGAAGCATCAACCCCTCTTTCAAATCCTTCTCTAATTGCAGCTTGTATTACATCCCTACCAATAGGAGGTGGCCCTGAAGGTGCGCCAAGATTTGCAAACTCGTCCGCTCGTTGCGGTGTACCTATTGTTCCAGACGGAGTAGTATCAAAATCAAACACTGTATCTACCGTAGGAGCAGCAATACCTACAGGTGTTGTGTCAAAATCAAATACTGTGCCGCGATTAGTTGGGACACCTGTCCCTTCTGGAGCAAACCCAAGACCAGCAGGAGTTTGTTCAACAAACTCTGGCCCCGTAAATGTTTCTTGGGTTCGGGAAGTAGCCGCAGGAGTTTGACTGGTTGGAAGTGTGTCGTCTAATCTTTCAAACGCTAAGTCAGCATCTGCTCTAGCACCATCTGATACTCCCAATCCTCTGTTCATATCTTTTATATTTTCAGCAAATTTAACAGGCTCTGGCTCGCCCATTAAACCTAGCTGACTAGCAATATTACCTAAGATGCCACCTTTAAACCCTACTTGGTCACCAGTTATTGGGTCAAAGCTATTACCATTACCATCTGCAATAGTGCCATCAAGTAACACTGTACCAGCAGGAGGGTTACCACCTATAAAACCTGCTGGGGTTAATCCAAGTAAGGCACTTCCTACACCTTGTTCACGAGTAAATCCAAGGTCAGCGGCAGCACTTTTTCTGTTATCTACAAGTTCTTCATAACGTTGCTCAGCTGCTCTTTGTTCTGGAGTTATAGATGTTTCTTCACTAAAATCTTGACTGCTTTGTCCCCTTTGTTCGCCAGAAGTTGATGGCTGGGTAGTTTCAGAAGGTTTCTCTTCTGTTACTGGTTGTTGAGTTGCATAATCCCCTACGTTTGGTGCATTAAGTCTTTTTAAAAATCTATATGTGCCTTGTGTTGTAGGTTTAAGTTGTGTGCT